GCCCTTACGACGGCTCATCCGCTCCTGGGGCGGGTGCCAGAGGTGGACAAGATCCGCGTTGCCTCGCCACGGTGCGCCATAGTGCGCGCAGAGCGCCACGCCATGGACTTCGTCCTCTTGCCCCCAGCCCTTAAAACGCATATCGAGAGGAACCGCCTCAAAGACCTCACGGCGCGCGACGACGATTCCGCCGCCGATGAGCCCCGCATAGGGACGCTGGGCGAGCGGTTGGGCGCTCCAGTCAGCCCCGTCAAGCACCGCTTGGGTCCCCACCTCGCTCAGGCGATGGACGAGGTTGTGGGGCACGGCCCAGGGTGCTCCTGCTTCAATCTGCTGGATCGCCTCGCCGAGGCCATCGGTCCATACGTCGGCGTCAGCCTGAACGATGACATCGGCTGTGCTTTTCGCCACGGCCGGGTTGACCGCCGCCGCCTTACACCACCTATCGGTTGACGACGATGCTTTGAGCACTTTCCAAGTTGGGTGGTTGAGGCCGTAGCGGCCGCTGACCCAACGCCACGCCGCCTCACGGTTGGGGCAGCCAGAACCCCACGGCACAATGACCGCGACATCGTTCAAGATTCACTCCGTCAATCGAACTGGAAAGGACTACAGCGGGATGAAAGAGGTGCTTGTGGTGATTTCCGGCGAACGCGGGACGGAGCGAATTGAGGCGGTCGCTGAAACTCAGGAACAGGTAAACACGCTATTTGAAGAGCGGGGCGTCGCGAAGGGCGTTAACAGCTACTTCCCTGATGATTTCTGGGGAGAAGAAGAGAGCGGACTCAAGGTTGAGTGGAAGGTCATCAAGGCTCCCTTTCTCTCCTCCGCTCAATCGTAGGGAGGGCAGGAAAAGGGACCGTCCGCGCTCTCAAGGTGAGGGCCGCTATGCCCCGCCGGGAGGACACATCGCCCCCGGCGGACGCAGCCCGTTGCGGTCCGTCTGCAGCGAATCGCGAGGGAGGATTCGAAGACGGTAGAGAAGACGGTTACTGAGAAGTCCTCGGATCAATATCCATACCCCGCCTGCGTCTCGCCGATATGGGTCATGCGCGGAGCATCGTCAAGCCGCCCCAGCATTCCACTGTAGATCCCGGGGGTGCGAAACAGTTGTCGACCAAATCGCTTCTCGGAGCCTGGAGTTGTTGGCCACTCGTGCTCGGCCAAAAATGAGCGGCGCATCAAGCTGAGAGTCGAAGTCCAAAAGGCGCGATGAGCAACATGACCGTCGCGCTCTGAGTAGGTGCCCTCGGGTCGCCACTTCAACATGTCCCCCGCTGCGAGCTCCTCCTCGTACCAGGGCTGGCGCTTCAGCGAGAGTTGGGCGAGGTCGGAGTGAGCGTCCATGACCTGCTGCATCTCGCGCAGATCAATCGTCTCGTTCAAAACCACGTCGTCCTCCACGTGCAAAACCCACGGTTGGCCTGATGTCATCTCATGCGCCCAGCACGACCGCGTAGCGCGTACGTAGCCCTCCGGTGGTCCCATCGGGATCGTCTCCCAGCCCGGGAAGGGCTCAAAGTCAGCTTTCTCAGCGTCAACGCAGATGATCCGCCGGCCGATAGATCCGACGAGCTTTTCCTCGAGCGAGGCGATCGTCTTGGACAGCGTGTCTCGGCCAGGGCAGGTCAGGACCGACATCACAACCTGGTCCGGAGTGCGAGGCTCGCTGAGCAGCGCTTCCATCCGCTCCCGATCCCAGGCGCAGTCCGTGTAGCGTTCGGAGAGCGCCCGAACAAGCGCGCGCGCCGGAATGTTGGTCGCATCTGGTGAGTGTCGGTGCCAGAGGTGCCAGGCATTGCCCTCTAGGCGGTCCTCGCGAGCATCGTGCCCGGTCAGGGCTACCGTGGCGGCGTGGAACGCATCGTCCTCGCCCCCGTAGGACTCAAAGCGCTCGTCAAAGCCGCCTACCGCGTCCCATAGAGACCTTGGGACTACCTGGCAGCCAGAGATGTACTCATAGGCATCTGAGGGCTTTTGGCGGGCGCTTACAAAGCGATCCCATGCGCCCTGCCAGCCATCAAGGATCTTTTGCGTGCCCGAACGGTTCAGCAGGCACCGCACCGAGAATGGCAATACGAGGTGCCAGGTCTCGCGGGCGATATCGATCGCCTTTTCGATTGGTTCGACATCGAGGATGGTGTCAGCGTCGAGGATGACCGCCACGTCCCACTCACCCTTAGCGGCGCGGTTGATCGCAGCCGAGCGATTGAAGGAGCCGTCCGCATGCTCGCCTTCGACGATCTCCCACTTAGGGCGTTCTTGTCCCCAGTAACGGCGGCAGAACTCCCACACGCGGTCTCGGTGCCCCCCATCCTCTCGTCGGGGGACGATGAGCCGAACTTGCACGCCTCAGCTACCTTCGCTGAGTGGCCAAAAGTCCAGCGGCGAGGTTTCGGCAGGGTCGCCCGAGTACGACGTTTCGACCTGAACCGAAGTCACCGAAGACACCGAGGCCACCTTGCGGAGCATTCGCGCCTCGTTCTTGGTGAGCCACAGCACATCGGCCTGATCGGTGCCCCTGTAGGTCCGCGCAGCGGCCCCTAGTTCCTCACGCGCAACCCCATCGGGATTACTCCATGCCCTATAGGCGACTTGAATACAGACTGCCTTCACAGCGGCCGGTACGTCTTCTTCTGAACCTTCTTCCAGCCATTTCGCCTCAGCACCGATCAGCTCGAGGCCGATCATTCCGGACGCGTCTTCGAGCAGCGCCTGAACGCGCTGTTGTTGGTCCTCCGCCAGGGGCCCGTGGCGAACTTCGAAGTCTTTTGTGGTCGCGAGTTCCATTGCGAGCGGAGCGGGAGGGCAAGCATTAGCCCGGCCCTCCCGCTTACCGAAGCTGGTTAGGAGCCCGCTTCGTCGAACGCCGTGAAGTCGAACTTCACCGCTCGAACGTTCTCTTCGGTCAGCTCGCCGAAGTTTTCGCTTTCGATGTCGAGGTCGCGGGCATCCTCGACACTGGTGGCGCCGGCGAAGGCGGAGTAGACCGACCGATCACGAAGATGATCGGAGTCGTAGTCCCGGATCCACCGCATAGCGAGGGATTCGAACTCAAGGGTCGCTCCCGACTTCGCTCCATCCGGCACAACCGGGGCGACATTCCCCAGCGCAAACGCAGTCGGGTGGAACGCGACCGCGAAGTCCGGATCGATCGAGTTGCAGTTCCCGATGACTTCGAAGCCGGCGACCTTGCCGATCACAGCGTCACGCAGGACGGTGTCCTCCCCCGAGGTGTTGACGTCGATCAGGTGCGCCGAGTTAAGCGCCGCCTCCTCGACGTTGGCTCCGCAGAGGAGCTTGCGACCCGCTGCGGGGACGTTCTCCTGGTTGAGGTACTTGCGGGCCTTCACGGCAGCGCGATAGAAGGCGTAATCCTTGCCTTCGACTTCCGGATCGGGCTGTACATAGGTGACTGAATGCCGGTAGTGGGCATTGAGCATCGCCTCAGTGATGTAGCTCTCGAGCAGTTCCGCAACGGCACGGATCTGAGGCCGGGCGACCTGTTCTCCCCAAGACGCGATGTCCAGTGTCAGCTCCTCATCGGTGATGCCGACGGCGCTGTACGGGTGCTTGTTGAGCGTCACCGGGATGGAGAACTCTTTGAGGTCATCCGTAGTGATCGCGGTGTTGCGGGTCCGCCACTCGTACTCGCGCCCCTTCAGGATCGAGGGGATACGAATGTTGATCGTGTCGTCTTTCGCGCCCTGGTAGTCCGCGATACCGCGGCGGACAACAAGGCGTGGGAGCAGCAGCTCACGCTGGAGCAGTCCAAGCCCCTGTGCGATCAACTTCTCCGGCTTCAGGAATGCATTCGCCATTGGTGATCCTCCTATTTGCTAGGGATTGCTCGCGCGGACCACCAATGGCGGGGTCGGCGAGATGTCTAGTAATCGCGCGAGACTGCTGAGGCCAATTTGGCCGGATCGGTCTCGTCGGGCTCTGTGCGAGACGTAACGCCAGTGCGCTTCGTCCTCTCGGTTGGGCGGCGCTTGACTTCGGGCTTGTACTCTTCGGACTCGTCCTCCGTCTCCTCGTTGCCCTTCTCGGGGCTCAGGCGCTTTGACAGCCGCTCAGCCCGCTCCTCGATTTCCTTCTCATCGCCACTGCCGAGGAAGTCGAGATCCTCCTCCCTGAGGTCGTACTTGATCGCGACGCGCAGCTTCGCCGCCTCGGCCTTCGCCTCTTCGGCTTCTTTCTTGGCCTCGCTGGCTGAGTCAGTGAGTTTTTCCCTCTCCGACTTGTTCGCGTCTTCGTATTTTTTGACCTTGGCCTCGGCTGCGATGGCTCGTTTCTCGGCCGCCTTGGCGCGGTCCTCGTGCTTTCGGGACTTTGCCTTCCAGTCGTCGCCAGATTTGACCGCTTCGGCCTCCTCCGTCGACTCTTCTTCGGTCTCCTCCACCTCGGTCGACTCTTCGGTCTCCTCGGTGATCTCGTCCTCGGTGGTCTCGGTCGTCTCGTTCTCGTCGGCCATTCGGCCTCCTTGGTTAGGTGCTCCCGTTCGGGCGCACGGTTCGTGGCCGCCCCTTCGGGGCGATTCACATGCGGACTCGCGCGTTTCAGCGCGAAGTCGCCCGGCTACTTTCCAGCGCGTAGCTGGTCGTAGAACCGGCGGAAGGTATTGAGCAGGTCGTTGCTGGTCCCGGTGACCATCGTGCCGGTCTCGCGGGCTTTCAGGATCGCTTCGTTGTACATGTCGTGGAACTCACGGCTCCGGCCCGGCCACTCGGTACCTTCATAGCCCGGCTCGGCTGTGCAAGTGCAGTGGTTATGTGCTTCGAAGTCGGCCGTGCTTTCAGCGATGTAAACGGGGCCACGGGAGGAGAGTAGCGCGCAGAATGCACATGGCGTTCCACTCGTGACGCGCGCCCAACCCTTCGCTTTTTCATCATTCCCGGTTGACCTGAGTATCGAACCGCGCCCCCCATTTAGGACGCTCCGCGTAACCGTCCCCGATGTATTCGTGAAGGCAATGTCTCGGGCATCCTCTGCAGATTTGCCGGCGTCCAAAGATCGGCGAAGGCTGAACTGACCCGTCTCAAACAACGAGCCGATCAGCTTGTCTTCAGCCTCTGGAGTCATGGGGTCCGCAAGCCATGACCGCGCGTGGCCATCTACCCCCTCAACCAACCGGAAGGCGTCGAAGTACGACGCGCCGAGTTGCGCCGATAGTTGCTGATGGGCCTTTACCAGGACCACGGTCGCTTCCGCAAGCTGCCGAAACGACCCTTCGTCGCCTTGCCAGATCGGCCAGAGCCGCAGGAAGTCTCGAAGGGAAGCGGCGCGGACTTGAAGCTGCGCCACGTAGTGCTGCTCCGTGAGCGCCTTGCCAGCTTCAGTACGAGCCATTAGCTGACGGCAGAGGGCGGAACTGTCTGCCGATCAAGCAGGGCTGCCAGATCTTCGAACGCATTACCTTCTTGCGCGGCGTCTTTCCAGCGATCAAGCTCTTGGCGTGTCACATCCGGGATGCGCTCCCAAAGCTCTTGGACCGGCACTTTCAGTTTTTCGGCCACGATCGCCAAGCCTTCTACGGCGTTGGTGAAGGCCCGCGCCGACGTATCTCGCCACTTCACCTCGGCGTCATCAGAGATGACAATATTCTTCGCGCGTGCGACCACCGAGAAGGTCTGCTCATGGCTCTCCCCGAGGCTTGAGTGCCTTTCCCCGACCTTGCGGTCTCGGCTCATGTCAAGCGCCACCAGGGCCTCAGCGGAAGGGGGATTGGCCATCCCCGCGACAACCTCGTGCACCGGGGTTTGCGAAAGCGTCGCCGTATGGCGCAGGGACGCCTCTCGCGATTCGATAAAGCCACGAAGCTCTGTTTGAGCGAAGTCCCCAACCTTGATGGCTTCGTTCTCTTCAGGGTTGTCGCTCTTGATCGCCACGACCCGGTCTGCGCCCACCTTCAGGGTCTGCGCCTCGCTCGCCCCGACCCACCCAATGATGAAGCGCTGCCTGAAGCCAGTGTAGTGCTGGGCGATCTGAAGCCCGAAGGTCGTCAGGTCAATCTGATCCTGGAGGGGCATCAAGGGCGCGACCTGCCCGCGAGTGGGAGTGCTGCGTTGCCTGTCGTCTGCCGGCTCTACCTCGTCATCGTCGTCTAGGTCATGCTCATCGAGGTAGCGAATCCACGGAGTTACTTCCAGGCCATGCTCCCGCGCTTCGATGAACTCCGCCGGCTTGGACTGATCGGGCCTGTAATTGACAAAGTAAGTCGCCACGTCGTCGTAGAGCTTCCAGAGGCCATTGTCGGCGCACTCTAGGCCCCACATGGGCCAGTCCGGATCCTCCCCGTAGATGGCCGTGCCGCGGCGAGGGGATAGGCCACGGATGACGGGCTCCGGCTCACCCGGAAGGACAATCGCGTAGGAGACCCCATAGGCATAAGCGGCACGATGGATCGCCGACTGCCGGGCATCCATGCGATTGGCTTGCCAAGCTCCCCACACCGCCTCGTTGTCGCTCTCATTTTTCGAGCGATAGCCGTCCACGTAGGTGGCCTGGACGAGCGAGTTGATGACGATCGGCATGACGTTAACCCGCGAGCTGCGAGCCATCACGCGTACCTCACCGGGGGTACCGGCCGGTATGACGGCAGGGAGCTTTTGCCGCCCCTTCCAGTAGCGGCGCAACAGGTCAAGTTCCTCGCGCTCGGCCACGTGGAGCGGATGCAGCTCCTTTACCTGTTCAACGGCTTGGGTGGACGAGAGCAGCTTTCCTTCCGCCAAGTCGGTGCACCTTTCTCAGCCCGAATGGACTGTGATTTTGGACGCGCCCCGCCGACCGCGCTTCATCAGCACCGCACGGCGGGCGCTTCGGGCGAGAACCGTCGAGAACACCCCGTCGACCTTCCGCTTCGACTCGCGATGCTCCTTGCCGACCGAGACGCCCCACTGATCCGGGCGCCGGCGAGCGTTGTGAAAGTGCCGGCGCACCAGCGGATGCCCATCGTGGCGGAAAGCCCCCTCTACGACCTCGTCGTAGAGGCGCTCGACCTCGATGGTTGTCTCCTTCTTCAGGACCCGCATGTCCCAGGCGACGGCATGCCTCTGTGAGGCCTTGACCACGTAGGTACGGCCATATTTCTCAGCCCACTTATCGACGTAGGACTCAAGCGGGTGCAGGTCAGAACGAAATCCGACCACCCGGTACTTCGCGTGTGCGGCTTCGACCGCAGCATCCAAGAGATCGCGGGGAATTTCCCCGCCGTACAGCTCGGGGTCCCAGGCTGCAAGCGTGACCGTATAGCCGTCCTCGACCCTGCAGCCCGTCAGGACCGTGTGGTCGTCGGACTTCGAAGGGTCAAGGCCCAGGGTGATCTCGTCCCCGTCCTCGAGCGGCTCTCCGGTCTCGCCGCCCTGGGGCCCTAGCGCGTCGTACTGGTAGGGCTGGATCCAGGCATCCTCAGCGGCGATGATCTGGTTGAGATAGAAGCGCCGTGAGGATGACGCACTGTTGCGCGGATCGTAGATCTCCTCGACATGGCGGTCCTCGTCCAGCCAGACCGAATCACCACGAGCGGCGCGAAGGCCGGCGCGCAGTTGCTCCTCGTCGGAGAGCTCGATGTCGGGCGGCGCCTCGAGCGAGTCATAGAGGAAGCCTTTGGCCCGTGAGCGCCCTTGCTCGATTTGCTGGAACGCCTCCCAGTCGTGCTCCGCGTCGGAGTCCTCGCCGGGGTTATGCGCGTTGCTGATTGCTAGGGCGCGTGCAGATCCGTCGCGAGACTTGACGAGGTTGCGGTTGATGACCTCCGCCATCGCATGGCCCTCGTTGTTCTTGAGCCAATGCTGCGTCTCGTTCTTGAGGGTAAATGTTGCACGCGGCCCCTCGAGCGCTCGAGGACTAGAAGTGACAGCATCGATACGCGCTCGCCCGTGATGAGCGTAGATGATCTCCTTGCCGAGGTCGACCTGCTCCTCGTCGATGAGCCGGTCCGACATCAGCGCCGGGAA